GCTTCGCGATAGATCTCGTCGGGGTCGGTTTTGCCTGGCATTTCGATCGTCTCGGTGGTGACGATCGCACCGATAAACCCAGGCCGGCGCACGACGCGCTCGGTCTCCTCGAAATCGTTCGTGGCATCCAGAAACTTGACCCGAAACGCGTCCGGCATTTTGAAATACGCAGTCTCGAACGTCATCGTCTCAGAATTGTGCGGTGTGATCAGGTCGACCGGCGCGGCACGCGGCCGATCGATGATGCCGGTCCAGAGCGCGCCGTCGAAGAAGATTGACGCACGTCCCGCTGCCCCGACGATCTTCAGCAGCTCTTCGAGATTGGCTCCATAAGACACCATGTCGAACTTGAGGCTCTTGAGATCGCAGAACGCCCGCCAGCCGTCAAAGAAGGTCCAGTCGATCGTATCTGTCGCGCGCGGCGTGACCAGCACGCCGGATTGACGAAGCACGGCCAGAGCCGAGGTCGCCGGGTTGCTCGCCTTGTTGACCGGCCAGCCAACGCCAAACCCTGTCGTCACCCGCTCGGCGACGCAGTTGTAGCTATCGAGCACTCCATTGCGCTTGTGAGTGCCCTTTGCCCGAATGGCAGTCAGAGCCAGCGGCACACCGGCATTGATCGGATATTCTTGCCGGTGGGTCTGGAGCGCCACCCACTGACAGTCAGAAATCAGGCTTGCTTCAGCATTCTCTGGCAGTTCCGAGCGCGTCAGCCGGGTCAGTTCGATCTCGTAGGCGTTCAGTGCCGGGAAATCGATCGGAATCGCATCCCAACGCTCCGCGAACTTGCGCCTGGAGATGGTGACGTTCGGCAGGTCGACCCATGCCGGTGATCCGGCTGCGCGATAGCGCAGCTTGAACTCCACCGCCATCGCCCTCTTGCTGCCTGATTGAGTGACATAGCCGAGGCCGGATCCCCAGCGCAAAATGATGACGGCACGTTTGCAGCGGCGGCCCGTCGTCTTTTTGACCGGCTCCGGATCGTCCAGTGTACCAAGCTGCTTGCCGGCATCGTCCCGCTTGTAAAGCCGGAGCATTTCAGTGCCGACAGGCTCTTCAACCACCTGGTTGGTATAGAGCGTCAGCGCCGTGTCATCGGCATAGCCCGCCCGGTGTTCGATCTGCAAGTTCTTGTCGGGCACAATGAGGTCATCACCCTCTTTGTGCTCAGACAGCGCGAGAGGTCCGATGCCATGGCAGAATATCTGCCGCGTCCACATCTGGTCGCCGACCACCTCCATATAGGTCGACGCGGCGATGGCTGGAGCCAGCCGTATCCGGCCGAGCACCAGCGGAACAGCCTCCTCTGGCCTCGCTTCATTCTTCCAGCCCGTAATTGCGTATTGCGGCCGGTCCTTTTTCTCCTTTTGTGCGAGCAGCGCATTGAGCAACAAGCCGCCGACCATGTTGACGCCGGCCGCGATCAGACCTTGGGCTGTGGCGAGCTTGATGCCGAGCGCGCCTGCCAGCCATGGGGCAAAGACGGCTGCAGCAGCCACGGCCGCGATCGACACGAGCAGTTGCAGTGCGCCTTTTCCAGGCGCCATCATCACCACGACCTGCGTCCCGGCCTTTGGTCTGACGAGACGCCAGTATTGCGGCTCAACCACCGCAATGCCATTTGCTGTGACGAGCCTGACAATCAGCCGCTCGCGAAGCGCGGCAGGCAGGTCCGGAAAGCCGGTGGCGACAATCTGCTCGATCGTGTGGCCATGGCCGACCGTCAGACGCCGCCGGCCAAGATCAGGGTCGAGCGCATAGGGCGCGAACGTGACCGGCACAAATGAGCTGTTTGGGTGAACTACGGACATATGATCGGCCTGTAAAACCCAGCGAGCGATCGCCGCCACGGAAAGCGGTCGAAGCGGGCGAATTTCGAGACGTCGTTCTCGATCGTGTGCAACATCCAGCCCGGCTCCGCGTAAAGGCCGACATGACTGTCATGCGTGCCGATCCTGAACAGGATCAGGTCGAGAAATTCCGGCTGGTCGACCTTGCGCCAGCGCGTCGACTTCTCGCCTGCCACGAATGCAGCGATCTCTGCCTCGTCACGGTCATCGTGATACAGCCCGGAATAGTCCGGCAGGCCGACGCCGCGCAGTTCGCGCCACGCCAGCCGTGCGAGGCCGTAGCAATCGGCTCCCTCGCGTCCATCACCTCTTGCTCTGTCCGGAATGCCAAAGAACGGCGTCAGCATTTCCTTCATTTGAACAGCCCCGGAAAGCGCTCGCGCGAGAAGCGGACGTAGGGGACCGGCTCATCGAACAGCTGCTCCATCGAAAGTTGCAGCGAGACTGCGCCGTAGTCGCCATTGGCTCCTAAGAGCAGCAATCCCGAATAAGTCAGTTCGAGGAAATTCGGCGTGTCCGACCGGACTTGCGCCATCTTCACCTCGGCCGGCACGATGGTTGAGGTCAGCAGCGAGACAATCTCGCTGTCGAGCACGTCCATCAGCAGCGAGGCCGCCGTGTCACCGTCCTCAACCTCATCGGGCATTACGACCTCCATGCCGCAATAGACGAAATCGCGGGTGGCCACCGGCGACGAGGCAAAGGTCGACCGTGTGCCCAGCAGGCGCGGCTCGTCCGACAGCACCACGCCATTGTCGGTCGAGATGAGGAGCGGCTCAGATAAGTCTGGATGCGTGAGGATGATCAGCCAGACCGGCACCACGTCGGCAGGTAATGTGCGATAAGTAAGAGGCTGTTTCATGTCGGCGTCACCAGCAGTGTAAACGACACATGCCAGTCGATCCCGCGTGATCGGATGGACGGCATTTGGTCGAATATTGCAGTCGTCATCGACGTAACCAGAACCGGAGCGCCGCCTCCGTCGAGAACAATGTTGCCGGAACCGTCACGCATCGCGTATCCGTCCTCAACATGGTTGGCGATCTGGAACGGCAACGCTCCGCGCTTCGTGGCGACCATGAAGAACTGCTTGAAAATGCCGTATCGCCATTGATCCAGGATCGTCGCGAAGCTGACCTTGTCCGGAACGGATGACAGCCGGCGCCGGAAATTCGGCAGACCACCCTCTGCCGGACTGCGGAAGCGGCCGTCGCCGATCTCATAGGAGTAGCCATCGCGCAGAGGATTTGGCAGCTCGGCCGGATAGACGGGTATCGGCATCAGCGCACCTTCGTCCGGGTTCGGACGCCCATTCCACCCAGCGCTTTGTTGAAGGGCGATCCACGCCTCGTCGCTTCCTGGGCGGCCTGCTCGGAAAACCAGACGTCAATGCGCTTGCCGCCAGCGCCATCATCTTGCTCGTCACGGCGCTCGACGGCCGGCGCGTTGTGGAAATGCATCTCAGTCTTGCCCGCAAAGCTGCTATTGCCATTGGCGGCGCTGAGTGCCTTCACACTGACATCGTGAGGGATGATTTTCGAACCGCGCGGGAATTTGACGATCTCGCCGCGACCGCCTTCATTCATGCGGGCAAAACCGCCTGGAAAATCGTCGGTGCCGCCCGCGAATCCCGGTAGGAAGCTGAACAGCGTCTTGAACAGCATATCGAGCAGACCGCCGCCGCCAGCGCCTGCGGGAGCGGCCGGGATTGGCGGGAACGCACCAGCCATCGCCGGCATGGATGGCACGCCGCCCGGGCCGCCAAACACGGTCTTCAGGAGCCCGCCCAGTCCGTCGCCGGCATCGACCGATTTGACGGCGAGTTTATCCAGTGCCTGAGATGCGGCCGTGGCAGTGGTCTGCAGCTGCGGGAAAATGCCCTGCTGACCAAGCTCAATACCCTTGACCTGCTCGGCATTCTTGCCACTATACCACCAATTCCGCGCCCGGCCAGCGTGTTCGTCCAGGTGGATGCCGCCGCCGCGCATTTCCAACCCGGTTCCGCCCCAGCCCTTCGCTTGCCAATACTGACCCAGCGGTGCGAGACGGTCGCCCGTGATCTGATCGCCCTTGGCGTCAAAAATGCGCAGATCGCCGGCATGGCCGAGGTCATGGCGCGTCGTGCCGGTGCGCCGGCTAGTTGTTCCGATCCTCCCCTGACCGCCAGAATACACACTGGCGTAAGCACCCTGACCATAGACCGACCCGACCGCTTCCTTGATCTTCGCTGCCAAGCTTTCTGTGAGCGGCTGATTGCGGGTCGCGGCGGCATTGTCATAGCGCAGACCGCCGAGAATGGCCGCTGCAGGATCTTCCTTACCTGCCGCGAAACCTGCACGTTTGAAGTCGATGGACGAACCGATATTGGCGTTGGCTGGGTTGAACACCCGGCCAATATTGCCGCCCCAGCCGCCGGCCATCTCAGGAAGACCGCCCGCGCCCGGCAATCCGGGCAGGCCCGCCATACCGCCAATGGTAGCGCCATTGATCATGACGGTTGCGGCCTGCACATTCATCGCGCCGACGGCGCGCGCTGCCGGATTTTCGGTCATGCCGAGGAAGGTCTTGAAAAACCCGCCAATTCCGCCAGCCATATCCATTGTCGGCAGATTTGCACCGGGATACATGGCGTTGAGACTAGGGTTCTTGATACCAAGATCGAAGATTTGCTTGGCAACGTTCGATGCGATGTCGCTGAGCTTCTGCTTCCAATTGTCGAAGCCGTCGAAAGCGAGATCGAAAATGCTGGACATGGTGTCCATGCCACTCTTGCGCACGTCCTGCCACAGCCCGACTATTTCGGTCAGGTTCTGCTTGTAGCGAAGCCAACCCGCTTCCTGAGACGAAAAGTCGACCTCCAGCCCAGCGCCGCGCAACTGGCTTGCAATCTCGCGATCCATCGGAGACCGGCCAAGCTGCTCAATATCGAAGAACAGATCGCGTTGGAGATTGGCTTTGGCAGCAGCTTCGGCATAGCGACTGAGTTCATGGGCGGTGCGCTTGATAGCGTCGATTTCAGCCTGCGAGGCTTCCTGCCCCGTCCGCGCCGCGCGCTCGCGCAGTTCGGCCATCAGGTTGTATTCGACCCGTTGCCGTTCGGCTTCGGCCGCTGTAGCGCC